AAAAAACAAAAAAAACAAAAAAAACAAAAAAATGTTCAACGTTAAAAAGAAAAGAATGTATATTAAAGGGTAAAACTTGCAATCCTAAATCGGGTAGATGTAATAAACCAATAGTAATCCCAAAAAGAAAACCCAAGAAAACTAATGCATTAAAAAGAAGGGAATGTATATTAAAATGTGAATCAACTTACAAAAGGGAAGGTATATCGAATGATTCTTCCACAGTGAAAAAAACAATGAAAAAAACAATGAAAAACACAATGAAAAAAACAATGAAAAAAACAGTGAAAAAAACAGTGAAAAACACAGTGAAAAACACAATGAAAAACACAATGAAAAAAACAATGAAAAAAACAGTGAAAAAAATAAAGAAAACTGTTAAGAAGAAAACGGATAAGAAACCTGTATACATTTTTGATCGACTTGAACAGGCTAAAAAAATGTTAGATTCGAACTTAATTACGCAAAAACAATTTGATGAGATCAAACATGCAATAGAAAATGAAAAATGTAATACACAGAAAAAAAAAGAATGTAAATCAAAAAACAAAGTATGTAATCCTAATTCAGGAAGATGTAAAAAACCGGAAGAACCAAAAAAAACAAGAATATATAAACCAACATCTCCTTCATACTCACCAACTGGTCCTGTGAATGAAATAACTATTCCTCCAAATACAAAAATCCCAACAAGAAGTAAAATATTATCACCAATAAAAGAAATGTCCTCTTATTCGCCAGAAGTTAATAAAAGTTTATCGTCACTAAAGTCCGCTAATATTGATGATTTAAACCATAAATTACAAGACCTTTACAGTTGTGAGAAAAAAATAGATGTTAAAATAAACGGGGGTTGTTCAGATTATAAAAATGAATATGCGAGAAAAGAAATGTTAACATTGCTTAATTTAAAAAGTTCAACGATTGATCCAAATAATGTAATGGGTCCAAGACAATCATTATCTAATTGTTGGTTAAATTCATTTTTCATGTGTTACTTTATAAGTGACAAAGGTCGGAAATTTTTTAGAAAATTTAGAAAGATGATGATTACTGGGGAAATTGATGGAAGTAAGAAAATCAAAGAAAGATATAGAAAGGGTTTATGGTTATTGAATAAAACTATATTGGCAAGTTTATATGCTGAGAATACAGAAAGAACAAGTAATTTTATAAGACATGTTGATACGAATGATATTTTAAGATTACTGAAAGAAGGGGATATAGGTGGTGTATTGCCAAAAACCAAACAACCCTATAACCCAAAAAGTTTTTACGACAATTTATTTTCTATATTAGGATTAAAAAATGGTGTAAAAATATTTAATTTAACTCACAAAAAAGATTATAATGAAATATTTCCGAAATATAATCCAACGAAATCAATTCCTAAAAGTTTTAAAAGTATAAAAAATGCGGAACTTATAATAATAAGTAGAAGAGATGATCCTGGCGAAAACGGTATAGATTCATCAAAGGACCCACCTGATGAAAGTTTTATATATAGTAATAAAAAATACTTATTAGATTCGGTTGTATTAAGAGACATTGGTAAAAAACATTTCACTTCATATGTAACCATTGGTGGAAAAGAATATTCATTTGATGGTGGTGCGTTTAGAAAATTAAGACCTTTTAATTGGAAAAAGAAATTAATAAATGGAAGAGATATACAGTGGGGTTTTGGAAGTCCATTAAAGCAAAACGATCCATCTAAAAAAAAGGAAGGTTATGTTTTAAATGAAAAATTCAATTTTAAAAAAGGGTATCAATTGCTATTTTATTATAAGGATACAGCATCTGGTCATATAATTTAAAAACAGAAACATTTTTTTTGAGGGTGTCCATTTAAATTATTCCATTCTTTAATGGAATAATTACTACTCATAGATAAATTACATCTAGCACATATTGGTTTTAAGTTATTAATATTTAATGTACCACCTTTAGATTCTGGTTTATCATGACCAACATGAAAGTCAAAAACGTTAATTTGATTTTCGCACCAATTAATATAACAACTATGTTTAAAAATTTCACCAAAAGATTGTATCCAACATTGTTCTCTAATAGCTTTTGGTATATTTTTTTTATGATATTTTTTTTTCTTTTTCATCTTTTTTCTAGGCATAAATTTAAAATTTTAAATTATTTAGAAGAACAATTCAATTTATTAAAAAATCTTTTAGGTATATATATGCCCGTAAAAAATTTTATAATATTTGATTTGGATGAAACTATAGGTCATTTTTATCAAGTAAGTCATATTTATGAAGGGTTAAAATTCTATTATCCAAAAAAATTTGGACAAAAAGAATTTTTTGGTTTATTAGATACGATGCCTAATGTATTTCATCCAAGAATATTTGATATCTTTAGATATTTAAAAAAAGTTAAAAGGAAAAAGAATTTGAGTGTTATTATTTATTCGAATAATACGGGAACCCCAAAGTGGGCAAATTTGCTAAAAAAATATATAGAACATAAAATTGGGGGAAAGCTTTTTGATAAAGTTATAACTGCTTGGAAAGTAGATGGTAAAATATATCAAAAATGTAGAACTACTGATAGAAAAACATATAAGGATATATTAAAATGTGGTAAAATTAGTAAAAAGGCAAAAATATATTTTGTAGATGATTATTATCATCATGAAATGGACCATAATAATGTTCGATATAATAAAATAGAAAAATGGATGTTCGGGTATAAAATTCCCAAAGTTATAAAGGAATATGTTTTGACAAATAATTGTTGTAAATTAGAAATATCTGAGAAAAATAAATTAATAAATGATATACCAAAATATGTATCAAGGATACAATGGGGTAAAGTTAAATATAAAAACAGGATACATGAATTATCATTAACTGATAAAAAAAGAGGTAATGAATTATTTGAAGATATAAAAGATTTCGTATTAAAAAATTCTTCTCAAACGAGGAGAAAAAGAATGGGTGGAACAAATTATACAAGGAAGCATTAAACATTTGTTATTTCAATTTATTCATTTCTACGTTTAATTATAAATGAATAAAAACAGAGTTTGTGTATAATATATTTAGCGTCATTTGCGTATATAAGTTTATTAAATGAATTAAAATGCATCAATAAGATTTTTTACGGCTTCTTTGTTATTTTTTAATAAATTTTTAAGATTATGAAATTGACTTTCATCAGATGCATTTGATATACTTTTATTCATGTTCATGAATAAAGATAATGCTTGTGGGTTAATAACCGCATCTTTATTATTTTTTAATTCATTAAATTTACTTAATAATCCTTCAATATTTTTTTTTTGTTTGGTGACAATTTCTTCTTTATTTCCTTTTTCTTTTTTTTTAGTATTTTTTTTAGTAATTTTTTCAAGTATTTTTACAACCTCTTCTTTTTTTTTAACCATTTCCTTAGAATTCCCTTTTTTGACTTCTACTTCTTCGTCTTCTTCGTCCTCCTCTTCCGTTGCAACTTTTTTTTGTGAATTTTTTTGTATATTTTTGAGTTGTTCAGTAATTTGTGCAATATCGAACCCTTCTTTATTTTTTTTACATCCAAAGAAAATATTAGTAGCTACAATGGAACATAATAAGTTAATTTCTATTTTATTTAAAAAGTAATTGAATATAATTGTTAATGATCCAAAAATTAAAACACAATTATAAGCTCTTTTATCAATGAACATGATCAGGTGTATAAAAGATAAAAAAACAACAACGTTAAAAAATGATTTATGGTTTACAATTTTTTTAATGGGAAACATAAATATATATTATGATAACATTTATTTTTTTAATTTTTTTTGATTATATATATCTAATGTTCTGGCGCTAGCATCAGTCGCTTTGATAAACTTCGGCATCCAAAAATATGGAATAACATTTTTACCTGAAAAATATAATTCATACAAATCTCTATAATATTTTTGTTCCAATGTAATAGGTGGGTTTTTATATTTTTTATAACTTTTCTCTTTAGGTGTATATGTTTTTTCTAAATGTTCTTGTATAACTTGAAACCACGATTTCTTTTGAGAACTAACTCCATCGCTAAAGGCTTCCTTTTTTCTCCATAAAACTTCATGTGGTAATAAAGAAGCGGTACATTCTTTATTTTGTTCATTCATAAAGGCAGTTCTAAGTAAAAATTTTTCGCATTTTTTTTCACCAGGATGAAATCTAAATTTGTATGGTAAACTTAAGTATGTTTGTATAAAATTTCTATCCAAAAACGGTGTTCTAGCTTCCAACCCATTTGAACTAATAGACCTATCTGACCTTAACACATCAAAATAATGGATATCTCCTAATAATCTTCTACACTCTTTATCAAACTCCAATTCATTTGGTGCGCAGTGGAAATACATATAACCACCGGTTACTTCATCACTACCATCACCGTTAAAAATAACTTTGGCTTCACTATTTTCTTTAATATATTTACTAATTAACCAATTACCTACACTAGCTCTCACGGTTGTAGTATCATAACTTTCAATATTATATATAACTTCTGGTATTGCATTAAGAAAATCCTCTTCTTTACAAACAATAGAATGGTGCGTTGAACCAATATGATCGGCGACCATTTTAGCATATTTAAGATCATCTGAACCTTCAAAACCAATACTCCATGTATGTAAATCGGTTTTGGGTGAAAATTTCTTAACTAGTGCAGAAATTAAACTACTATCTAATCCCCCAGATAAAAGACATGCAATTGGTCTATCTGTATTGATAATTCTTTTTTTAACAGCTTCTACAAGAGAATTTCTAACGATTATAGCTGACGTATCGAAATTTTTAATTGTAGTATTAATAAAACTATTAGGTTTTGAATAAATACAATTATGGATATCTATATCCCATCTTTTATTATTAAATTTAAATTTTGAATATGTACCAGGGTTAAACTGGTTAATAGTAAAATTGCTATATTTCTCAAAAGGTATAATAGATTTAATTTCTGAGGAAAGAATAATAGAGAATGCATTATTAAATCCAATAAAAAGGGGTCTTATACCATATGTATCTCTGGCTACATATAATTCTTTTTTTGTAGAATCATATAAAATAAAAGCAAATACACCGTCAATCAATTGCAATGTATAATCAATACCGTATTTTTTATAAAGATGGAGAATAATCTCACAATCGGAACCAGAAATATTGGGTGAGTCGCAAAGTTTATGCAATTCCTTCCAATTATAAATTTCACCGTTACAAATAAGAGAACAATCTTGTAAATTTAGAGGTTGTTCTGATTTAGGATTGTTGAACCCATTAATAGCAAGTCTATGAAATCCTAAAACAAAATTATATTCATTATTAAAAACAATAGTTGATTTTTCGGGACCTCTATTTGAACTTTTTTTGAATGCTTTTTCTACCAATGTAGAATCATAACAATTATTTAATATCGAAAAAATCCCACACATATTATTATATAATTTAGTAAAAAGTCTTTAGATAAATTTCTTTAATATATATATCAATGCAGAAGAAACCATCCTGGAGAAATGAAGTAACTATTTGTAATATCAATAGAACACATGATTTAGATAAAAGAATAGAAAAAAGATTTTATCCTGAACGACCTTTACAGATGGAATATAGTGTTCGTCCAACAAAAACGCGTCAGGTTTTGTTTCCAATATTGGACTGTCATAAAGCATGTTTTAATGGAGTTAAAAACAATGGAATTCATAACCCTGGAAAACATTTTTCCCCTGGGGATAGTGCACCTTTTAATGGTTATATGAATAATATTGATAATGAATCAAAATTGAGAAACATTATTTATCCAATACAACGTGGTGTTCAATCTAAATTCATTCCGGGTTCTAATAGTGATTTATTTACTACTAAAAATTTAGTTTCTGGTCGTCAAGTGGAGAACACCCATACTTTGCTTTCGGATAATTATACATATCGAACAAAAAAACCTGATAATTTAGATAAAATAGGTAATTTAGTATTTAACAATCATACTTTGAATCAAATTAAAAATCTTTAAATATACATAAAATATATATATATTATATAATGAATTCAGATAGCGATTCAAGTAGTGATATGGAATTAGATACTCCTTACAAACAAAAACCAAGTAATAAAGAAAATCAAACACCTGTTGGATTTATTAAAAGAAGCGGAAATGAAGAAAACGAACCACCTGTTGGATTTATTAAAAGAAGCGGAAATGAAGAAAACGAACCACCTGTTGGATTTAGTAAAAGAAGCGGAAATGAAGAAAACGAACCACCTATCCTCGCTCAAGCTTCACCTATCCTCACTACAACTTCACCTAAGGAACTTACAGATGAAGAAATTAAAAAACAATTAAAGGAATTTGATATGCCTATAACGCCAAATGCAATATGGGCTCTTAAGGAAATGTCGAAAGTCTGGAATGATAAAACACCACCCGAAAGTTATACAAAGGTGCCGTCTTTTGATAGAAGAAATTTTGATTTATCACCCAGACATCCAAATTTACAACACCTAAAAGATTCGCCTTCTGCAGAGGGACCAACGAAAACAAAAAAGAAAACAAAAAAGAAAACAAAAAAGAAACTAAAAAAGAAACCAAAAAAGAAACCAAAAAAGAAACCAAAAAAGAAGACAAAAAAGAAACCAAAAAAGAAAAAGGGTGTAAGGGGGAAGTTTTCCCCCAAAATAAGAAAATCAGCAAAGAAAATAGAAAATTTTTTAAAGGCATTTCGTGAATCAGGTGGTGATTTGAAAAAATTAAAGAAAAGGATTAATAAAACAAAAAAAAAGAGAAAAAAATAAGTTTAATTTTTTAATAATAAATAAAGTTTATTATTAAATGGATGTATCATATAATTCAACAATAAACGATGTAGATTTATTATTTTTATCAAATCATCATGGAAAAATAAAGTGTAAAAAGGGTAAGGATTATTTTATGGAACATGAATTCTATAAGGAAAGGATAATATACCAAACTTTGAAATTAATTGATAATGAAATTATTGAAAATGAGGATCCAACAATAGTAGAAATATTTAATAAATATATGGATTTATCAATAGAACATTTTAAGTTTTCAGATAAGAGGGATATAATACAGGAAGATTACGAAGATTACAAAGATATAAAAAAGAAAAAGGAAACAATAGATTTATTTAATTTAGAAACAACAAACAAAATGTTAATAAAAAAAAAGGAAGAGAAAATGGGTAAAATAACGGATGATTTTGACATACAAATAATAACAAATAAAAAAGAAAGACAAATATTTTTACCAAAAAAGAAGGTAATAAATTTTAGAAATGAAAAATTTAAAAATAAGGGAATCTGTAAAAAAGAAAATATAAATAATATACAAGAAAATGCCTCGTTCAAAAACTTATCGAAGAAAACGGAAAACAACAAGTAAAAGGAAAACAACTATTAAACGGAAAACAACAAGTAAAAGGAAAACAAAAAAAAAGAGATTTAATTTAAAGGTGGAAAAATGTTCACCCAAGGGGAACAGTGAAACTTTGGAGTATAGTTGTTATACATCTGAAATGTTATATAAACTTAAAAACATATGGAATACAAAGCATCCAGATATAAAGATAAGCGCAACAAATCCAAGAAAAATATGGGAAAAATTATCAGAATTGATGAAAAACACATGTAATAAAGAGTCTTGTTGGTTAAAACACAAATGTTTAGCAGAAGGTATGGATAAATCAATTGTAAACAATGTATTTGCACCGTTACAACCAATAGAATGGAAAAGAAAGCCAACGGAATGGTTAAGTAGTATAGATATATTAAAGGTAATGAAACAATATGAAAACGCGTATAAATGCTTTGAATTTATAGGACCGACGCCAATAGATTTTGATGAATATGAATATGAAAATAAGTGTGTGTGGGACGAATTATGCAAGTTTGATTTATTGGAAGAAATAAGAAATAATAAATCAAAAATAGGAATAATATTTAATTTGGATACACATGACAAAGGTGGTTCTCACTGGGTATCAATGTTTATAAATATTAAAAAGGGTGAAATAAATTTCATGGATAGTTATGGTGATAATCCTCCTGGAAGAATTACAACTTTGGCAAATAGAATAATAGGTCAGGCAAAAAAAATAGGAAGAACATTTGTAAGTAATACAGTGGAAATGAGACATCAATATTCAAATAGTGAATGTGGAATGTATAGTTTATATTTTATTATAGAGCAAATAAAGGGTAGAAACTGGAAATATTTTAATAATATAAAGATTAAAGATAAAAAAATGAAAAAATTAAGAAAAGTATATTTTAATGTAAACAATTAAAGTGTTCTATATATTAATAATATATGGAACGTTTTACAACTCAAGAAAACATGGATATGTTATTTGGTATATTAAATTCTTCAAACACGGAATTAAACCCTCAAAACAGCGATATTTTGCAAATATTTAATAGTACTTTAAATAGTGTGATTAAAATGCACCCAAATTCATCATTGATAGAAATGAATAAAATATTTTTAAAAACAATAACGATTGAATTGAACAACAAACCGAATGAAAAAACCAAAAAAGTATATAGAAACAAGGAAGAAGAACAAAAATCTCGTCAAAATGAATTCAATAAAAAGTTTGAACAACAACAAAGAAACTTTGGTAGTTTTAATAAAAAGCGTCCTGATGAAATAGATTTTAGCGACGATGGTGGTAAATTTACAACAGATATAAATATAGATAAAACATTGGAACAAAGAGCTTTGGATTTAAAAAAGATAACCCAAAATTATAATAAAAAATCCGAAATCCAGAAAAATAGTTGGTTAAATAAAGATGTTGTTAATTTAAAAATAAGTGATACAATTATACCGATAAAACCAATACTATTAGATAAAAAAACGAAAGAAGAAAAAAAAGTGAGATTTAAAATAGAAGAGGATAAAACGAAACTAACAAATTTTCTGTCAAAAATAAGTAAAAATAGAATAACAAAAGAATCGGATAAATATTCTTTTGATACGGAGGAGAGGATAAAAAAATTAGAAAGGGATGTAAGTGAGATCCGAAATTTAATAAAGGAAGTGTTGGAAAATAGTAAAAAAAATTAAGGGTCGTCATAAAATCTTTTACCGTCGGAGTAAGCAACAAAATTAACTTTACCGGTACCAGTTTTTTCAAGTTGTCTATAACTATTATAATCATATACTTCAAACCTATTATTTTCGACGGTTCTTAGTATTGTCCATTTTTTCTTGTTGGAATCATAAGTTTGTTTAATAGCATAGGATCTTCCTTTCAATACACCCTTTTTAGCTTTCCAAACAACTTGTCTTTTATTTATTTTATCAACATCGTCTTTTGATTCTTTATTATAATTTGGATTGGATGAAAAAGTGTTTGAGTCAGCTTTACCGAAAGAAAAGCAGTTGAGTTTTTCTTGATTATCAGCATTATTATGGATATTACAATCAATACTAGATTCTTTCACTTCAAATAAAATATTTCTATTAATAGATTCTTTAATGGAAGATATTTCCCATAAAGATTCATCGGTGGTCATGAGTGTTTTGTTATCTAATTTACTAAGATCATTATTTTTTGTTTCAATACTGATTTTAGATTCTGATTTAAGTTGTTCTTCTGAAAATTTCATTAAATATAAGTAAACGTCGACGGTTTTTTCTTCATCAAGTAATGCTTGGTGACTACAAATTCTCCTTGCTCTCCCAATAACTTGTTCAACTCTAACGGGATGCCAATAAGGTTCCATGATATGTACAAATCGTGTATTTTTTAAGGTAATACCTTCTGCACCAGAAGCGGTAATCATGAAGACTTTGACAATTTCACCATAGTAATTATTGGATGAAATTTTTTCAAGTTTTTTTCTAAGATTTACTGGTATTTTTTCCCATTCACTATTAAAGATCCAACGTAATATTTCTTTTTCATCAACTTCCTCGTCACCAGTGTATGATGCGAACATGGGTTTACCTTCATCTCCTGGTTTTATATCTAATTCATAAATACCATCTTTCTTTTTTATTTTGAACTCAGTAAAACCATTTGCTTCAAGTACTATTTTAAAAATACCAATACCTTCCAATGTCTTGAATTGTGAGTAAATTAAATGCAAACCTTTATTTTTTTCAGAAATGATATTATTGTATAATTCCAAAAACTTTGGACTATATCTTTCTAACTGGTCAACATATAAAAATTCATCTTGTCTAGCTCTTAATTCATCCAAAGCGGATTTTATTCTACCATTATAAGAATCATCAACGGTTTCTATATCTTCTATTAATTCTTCTTCGTCTAATTCTATATCAATATTTTTTCTCCTTTCTTCAATAGGAACAGCATCAATATCATCTTCATTAATATTATCTTTTTTCGAGATACTTTTATTGGGCATAGGTCTTGGTATTTCTTCGGGAAAGACAAAATTACAAGCGGCTCTGGAAAAGATACGATATGTAGATGTAGATTGAGCATACAATCCAGCCTTCTTTGCCTTTTTAGCATTTCTTTTTTGTTGTGTTCTTTCTTCATCTCTTTTATCTTGATAAATACCCAACTGATAATCATGCATATCTATTTTTAAAATATGTAAATTTTTATCAATATTAAAGGAAGGCATCAAAGATTCTTGTGCGCTTCTGAAGTAAGATGTTAAACCCATAATTCTTTTTTTAAAAAGTTCGGGGTTTTTAACGGTGTTATCAGAATTAGTAAAAAGTTTATTAAATTCTTCTAATGTATCAGGCAAAGTCTTATAGTTCTCAATTTGTACATTATCACGTATATTAAATGTAATATAATCGGATTTTTTACCAACAGGTTTATATAATGCCTTATTAATGAGTTCTATGAAATCCAAATCCGTTATATTCCCAGCTTCATCCAATTCAACACCCTTATATGTAGTATCACTATAGTTGGATATGAAACCAAATGGATTTCTGGTAATAGTCAATGTTTTTAGATTAACATTATATTCAATATAATCAACAAGTTTCAATGGTTTCAAAATTTCAACAATAGATTTAAGTGTAACCGTATCACTAGTTTTAACGGTAAGTTTAATTTTAAATGTTTTTATATAACCTCTTAAAATATTAAATAAAATACCAATTTCATTAGGATAATTAATAATCGGAGTTCCTGTAAGTAGTACAATTTTACAATTTTCGGCACTCATGAGATAATCATATAGTTTATAAGACAAAGAATCAGGTTTGTTTATTTTATTAACAATTCTACTAACTAAATTGTGCGCTTCGTCAACAATAATAACTTTGTTAGAAAACGGGTTTTCGGTAAAATCATTACTATCTTTCCTAAGCCTTTCCATTCTATAACCATTATAGCCTATAAATTGATATTTATGTTCAATCATTTTTTCAATTTGTTTGTTTAAAGAAAGTTTATCATTACTGGATAAAGACGTAAAGTTTGAATCCTTAGTAACATCAACTAACCAAGCACCTTTTTGTTTCCTAATAAAAGTTTTATTTAAGGACAATATAGTGGATAATTTATCTTCCAATAAGGAATTACCATCTGTTTTAATAAATTCCCAATACTGTTTAAGTTTATAAATTTGGTCACCGCAAAATTTTAATTCGCCTTTATAATTAGGTATTAATGATGCTGGAGCCATAATAATAATTTTTTTAGTAGTTTTTATACCTTCGGCAATAGCAACAGAACCACATGTTTTCCCTGCTCCTAAACCATGATATAATAATAATCCCCTATAAGGTGTTTTCAGATTAATATAATCTCTAATAATTTTCTGATGTGTTAAAAGATTAAACACCCCTGCCTTTTTAGAATCCGCAATTTGTTCACATGTAATATCGTCATCACCTGTTAATTCTTTTTTATATTTTGAATAAAATGTATTGATAAAATTAATAAATTTTTCTCTATTATTTAAGAAAAATTTCGAAGTTGGTAGTTTAACAGATTCAACATCACTTGGTAATCTATCGCTAAATTCTGAAATAGATACCATACCTTCGGGTATATCAATCTCTCTAATATCGCGTTTAGCTTTAGTTTTCCCTTTTCTAGGCTGTCTATCCTTTCTAACTTCGGTTAAAAGTATTTTATTTGGAAGTTTTTTAATAATTTTAAAATTAATATCAATTGGTGAAAGTGTTAAAATTGGTTTATCAAATTTTATAGGGGAAGAAACAACTTTTTTGTAATCTTTAAATTGTTTCATAAATTTTTCTCTATCAAAACCTTTATCGGTAAGATCAATAATTTGACCAGTCTGTTTAATTTGTAATGTAGATTCATCATTACCTTCTTTACTAAACGACTGTTGACTATTTGACGGGGGACTATCCTTTGAATATTTTCTTTGTGCTTTTAATTTTTCTATTTTTTTAACATGGTCTTTAACGGCCCTCTTTTTTATTTTAACCTTAAATGTGAAATCTTTATTAGTTTTGGGTTTTTTTTGCAAAAGTTCTTCAATGGAAGACATCTATATAATTTTTAACTATAAAAAATTTATATTTATTTTTTTATTATATTATAAAAAAAATAAACTATTACATTTTAATTTTTTCAACAGCTACCTTACAAGCAGCTTGTTCTGCTTTTTTTTTAATTTTATGTTTTGACTCGGCAAAAAATATAAAAGCCTTGTCATTTTCTTCTAAATATGTATGTATATCTTTAATAGAGTTAAATTTATCATATGAAATAGAATCTTTATGTGACATGTCGTAATAATTACAATTAAGACATAAATAAACACCCATATGATATCCTTCATGGTCATCTTGTTGTGATATTTCCATATAAGTTGGTGTTTTTTTGAATTCTTTTTGAATAATAACTTGTAAAATATTCTTGTAATTATCATTGTTTTTTACTAAATCAGTCCAATTGATATGTTTTTCAAAAATATTTTCAATAAATATTTGAGCAATTTGAAACCCTGGTCCAGTAACAAAAACATTATCGAACCATTTATCTTCATCGTGAATTGAAATTTTATTAAAATCAAGAAATAGAGCTCCCAAAAATGCTTCGAAAAGACAACCTAATTTTTTCAAATTTGTTCTTGTTTTTTTTTCTTCTGCATTTTTCGAAATAATATACCATTTATTAAGACCCATTTCATAAGCAAGTTTACCAATGGCTTCATTTTTAACAAGTACAATTTTTTTTTCTGTCATAAATCCTTCATTTGCCTTTGGGAATCTTCGATACAAATAATATTTAGTAATACATTCTAATACACCATCACCAAGAAATTCCAATCGTTCATTAGACTTTGTTTTTAATTTCAGACAATTACCAGGTTTGTTAACAATTTGAATACCGTTTTCTAAATTCTCAATGGCAGGACGCTTAACATAAGATTTATGAACAAAAGCTCTTTTATAAAGGTTTATATTATGTACTTTGTCTGGGATACCATAAGATTTTAATATTGAATTAACTTGTTCTAAAGTTATTTCAATATTATTGTGATTAAATGGATCAAAAATTAATTCTTCACCATCGTTTGTAACATCACCATCTTGGAGGATAGATTTATCAATAGTTTCCATAATACATAATATGTGTACAGTTATTTAAGTGATTTTAATAAATTGATTAAAAAAGTATTTGATTATAATAGGAAAAATAAATGAACATGACAACTATTAAACATATTGAAACAAAGGAATACGAGACATTTGTGGACAATGTAATTATAGAAGATTATTTTAAATATATCAAAGAAAATAATGGTGTAACATTAGAAAATATTAGTGAACATTTTGATAAAAATTATCTTTTTGTAGAAATTATTTTGGGAATTTGGATTAATCATTGGAATACATTTTTCAAAAATGGAAGAGTTATCAAAGATGATGAAATGTATTATCGTTTATCTCCAAAAAACCCAAATGTTCTAAAAATAAATCCTCGATTGTATTAAATTATTTACAAATAGAACCGTAGAAAATCATAAAAAAACAAAAAATAGGGAAAATAAAAAGAAGAAAAACCAAAAGTTTAAATGGAATAAAAGAAGTAAAAGAAATACATTTTAAACAATGCGAGTTTTTCATTTTTTCATTTGCAATTTTTTCATTTTCTTCCTGCGTAACAAAAATATTATCATAAATATCAATCGCGGAATCAGGTAGAAATTTAAAATACATTTCTTCGAATTCATTGTCTAAATTCATAAGAAATTCCATTGCAACAGAATTTAAAATCATTTCTAATGTATTAACGCCTTGAAATATAATCCATAAATTAGCAATATAAACTAGTAAATTGAATCCAAATTCTTGATATGTATCAATAATACCAGAATAACTAGAAGCCGGATTCATTTTTTGTAATTTCGTTCTATTTGTAAAATTATCCCAAATAAAAAAGCTCTTTATGAAATATAAAATAGCTACACCAGACATTATAATTTTTTGTTCAAATGGTGCAATATTGGGACAAAAATTACCATCAAAATTATTTGCTTGATGAATAATTAAACCGATATACATAAACCATTGAACAAAGAAAACTAAAATAGGTAGTGCAAAAAAAAGAGAAAAAATATTAAAACAATAAACATTTCCCTTTCTCATTTTCTTTTTTAAATAACCTTTTTTGAGATGATACTTAAACAATGAAAACATCCCAAATCTAGGATCAGATAATACACTTTCTTTTTTTTCATCGTCAGTAACATTCAAAAAAGGTGATGCATGTTTACATATATTATCATGTGGTAATATACGTAAAGAAGAAGAAGGCTTGGTACCCATTAATAAATCACTACTCATTTTATCATTAAAATTAGAACATATAAAATAACATGCCTCTGTAAAATAACAACATTGACTATTCATTAAACTTTCTTCACTTTCCGAACGGGGAATTTGAGACTCTTCTTTTTTTTCTTGACCCATTTCTAGTTGTTGGTTTAAAGAATATCTAGACATTTTTTTTATTATAACCATATATGGTCTCGTTTTTTTAAACTGTTTTATAAAATATTAAAAAGGATTTTATAAATTAAATATTATCTTAATGTATATGTCAATAAGAAAAGCTTTAGGTGATATTACAAACACGATAAGTAATATATATAGGGGGGTTGTAACACCAACGCGAAGAAGAACCCGACGTAGGTCTCGTTCAAGAAGTAGACCAAAAACACCGCGCGCTCCCAAAAAGAAAAGAAAAACTCCCAAAAGAAGTTCAAAATCTAGAAAAAGAAATAATTCTAGAAAAAGAAATAATTCAAGAAAAAGAAATACTTTGAGAAAAATGAGATAATTAAATAAAGCATTTAAGTAAAATCCTTTATTTAAATTAAATGAAAATTAAAGTTGACATAAGAGAAAAAAAATTAATACCTTTATTAAAAGCATTAAACAGTGATTATGGTTATAATATTGAAATAATAGTTGAAAGATTGGATTTAGGAGATATAATTATTTATAGTAATGATACAGATGGTAATGTAAATGAACATCTTATTATAGAACGTAAATCTTTATCTGATTTAGCATCTTCTTTAAGAGATGGACGTTATATGGAACAATCTTATAGACTTGACAAGGAATCTTTACATAATCACAATGTCATATATTTAATAGAAGGAGACCTTGGATATTATAATAGTAAATATACAAAAATAAAGAAGGAAACATTAATTGTAACAATGGGTTGTATCCAATACTATAAAGGATTTTCTGTAATGAGAACAAAAGACCTAATGGAAACAGCCGAATATATTATAAGATTTACAGATAAAATGATACGTGATAATAAAAAAAATGATAAGAAAAGTTATTACGAAGGAGGTAGTCAGATGGAAAACTATAGTTCATATGTAACTAGAGTAAAAAAAAATAATATAACTCCTGAAAATATTGGGGAAATTATATTAAATCAAATACCAGGTGTTAGTAAATCTACATCTCTTACAATTATGGATCAGTTTGGTAGTTTATATAATTTATTAAATAAATTAAAAGAGGACCCATCATGTTTAGATAATTTAAAATATAAAACAAAAAATGGAAAAGAGAGAAGAATATCAAAAACAAGCATTAAAAATATATATCAATATTTATTATATCAAAAAACATAATAAAAGTAGAAAACATAATATATTTTCTCTGATTGTAATATAAAATGGAAACAAATAAGTTAAATACAGAATCCGCTTTAAAATTTTTAGGAATAATATTTTTAATAGGTATGGTTTGGTTTTTTATATTTACAGTATTTAAAACCAATAATCATTACCTGGGTGTTTTAATTAAAGAACAAGAAGAAAATTTTGGTTTTAAAAGAGAAGGATTTGGAACGATGGAAGGTTTCAAAAATTTGGAAGCAAAGGGTACAGAATTGAAAAAAAAAATAAATAAAACCAAGGATGATAAAAATATAAATCAAGATAAGGCTGGTATTTCAAAATCGGCATCTGACGATTTAAAAGATGATGTTTCAGAATATTTGAGATATGAAGTTGAAAACTTAAATGCAAAAGCTGTTCTTGCATTGTTAAATTTAGACAATGAACATAAAAACGATACTTCAAAATTTAAAGAAGTTGAAAAATTATTAAAACAGAGAGAGGTGACAGTTAAAGTTGAGAAAATATTTAACGGTGTAAAAGTTAATTTTTAAATAATGAAAAATTTAATCCAATACCATTATTTATATTCATATAA